TGGCCAAGGCATTGGGGCCTCTGCTGGCGGCCTCTTCGGTGGCGCTGCTGGCGGCTTTGCTGGTGGTGGGCTTGGCTTTGGCCTGTCGCTGATCGGCACGGCGCTGGGGTCTGCGTTTGACACTTTCAATACCAATCTCAAAGAGCTAGCGAAGAGCCTCAAGGATCCAACCGCTTCGCTTGAAGCGATGAAGACGGCTGGTCTTCTGGTTACACCAGAGCTTGAGTATCTGGTGCAAAAGCTTGAGTCATCTGGTCGCGCAGCAGAAGCGCAAAGAGTTATCTTCGCGGAGCTTGAAAAGCAGCTTGGGTCTGGAAGCGTTAGACAGCTCCAGGCGCTGAATGCTGAGCAAAAAGAGCTTGATCGTCAATGGCAACAGCTATCGGCAACACTTACAACCGCGCTGCTTCCAGCGATCACCGGCACAATCGCAATCGTTAATGACGTAATCAATGGATTCAAGGGTCTGAGTTCTGTCAAGCTTCCGCCGTGGTTGCAGAAATCCATTGAAGCTGGGGCTGATTTCCAGAATACGGTTGGATCTGTTGTCAATCCTGGCTTTGGCATCTCACGTCTTTTTGCCCAAAACGCAATTAACAGGGGTCGTCAAGAGGCTGCTAAGCAGTCCGGCGCAGGCGCAGAAGATTTAACCTTGCAAAAGCAAGAAGAGGCTCTCAACAAATCAATCGAAGCTGCAGACAAGTCTCGCGCCATTATCCAGCAGGGCGTCGCACTTGAGCGCAGCGGAGTTGATCTTCGCTTGAGCATCGAAGATACTATTTACGGTCTTCGCAAGCGTGCAGCCGATATGGAGCGGGAGGCTGTTGAATTCCGTCGTTCCATTGAAGACGAAGTATTCAATAAGCGTCAGGAGCTTGAGCAAAGGCTTGCTGAAAACGAGCGCAAGCGCCAGCAAAACGCCATTGACGCCTTTGACCTTCAGCTTCAAAAGGCATCCGCTGGTCTTGATCCAATTGCACAAGGCGTAGTTGATGCGGCCAGGGAATACCTGAGGATCAGGGCAGAGGGCGAAGCTGATCTTCAGCTTGCAGAAAAGCAGCTCAAGCTAGAGCTTCAAGGAATAGATCAAGAGGTTAGTCGCTACAAGCTTCAAGTTGAGGATCGGGTTTCTCAGATGACCATTCAGCGCGACGAGTTCTCGCGTGATGTGTCTCGGGCTCGGCTGCAAATTGAAAGGCAGATTGGCGACTATGTTGTGCAGACTGAGGAATATCGCCTAGCCATGGCGAAGCATCGCTATGAAGTTGAGATTGATCTGGAGAAGAAAAAGCAAATCGTAGCCCAGGAGGGTCTTGGTGTCCCAGCAACTGGAAGAAATTACGCGAACTTTGGTGGCTTCATGGGAGGCCGCCAAATGCTACACGGCATCCCTGGTTTTGCTGGCTACGACAAATCTCACGCAACTCCAACAAATATTCATTATCACTTTGCCGGCAAAGATCCAACAGAAACAAAGGCAGTCGCTGAGTATCTGAAAGGTCTTGGCTATAGCATTACCGAATTCAGCGGATTCGGTCAGCGAGTTGGCGGCCACTCCCGTGGCTCGCAACATTACAGAGGCAACGCTTTTGACATTCCTGGCGCTTCCATGGAAGGCAAGGGCGGAATGGCGGACATCATTGCAGGCCAGAGGCGCGTTCATGCTCTGATCGGTGATTTCCTGGGTGCTCGCAGTCAGCGAACTGGTGCCGCTGGCCAGGCCGCGTCTGCTGGCGTAGCCGCTCAGGTCTCTTCCGGTGCCATAGGCGCTGCCCCGGTGGCTCCGGCCCCTCCCGCAATGCCTGCGCTTCCTACCGCTCCTCAGCTTGTCGGCATCAATGACTTGATGCAGCAATATATTGAAATAGTCAAAAAAATCAAGGCGGCGACCGCAGATACCAATAAAACTCAAGTAGAATCTAATAGAATTGCCGCCGAGCGAGCATTCTTGGCGATGCAGGAACAGGCAATGAACCCTGTTCGCCAAGCCGAGCAGCAAACTCGTGAAATATACGAAGAAATTGAAGCTCGCAAATTGCGCAATCGTCTTGCACTTGAAGGATTCGCGCCGGAAGTTATTGAAGGTCAAATTCGTATTCAGCGCCTACAGAACGATCTCACCAAAGCTATTAAGGGATACGACATTGTACTGTCCGAGTTAATTGGTACGACTTATGACGGCACGACTTCCACTTACGAATCAGCACTGGCGAAACTGAAAGAGCTTGAAGCCATTGATAAGCTTACCCCAGCGCAAAAGGCGCTTAGGGAGGAGTTGGAGAGAATCCTGAAAGCAAGGCAAGGAATCAAGGATGCAACTGGTGCTGCGGAAAAAGGTGCTAGCGATGCTGCCGCAGCCTCGACTGTCTCCCCCCGTGAAAAAGTTGAAGGAAGAATTGGCGATCTCAAGAAAGAGCTAGCTGATCTTATTGACCCAGCCAACCAAGTTATTGCTGCTGCTGACGCTATTGGTGGCGCCTTCTCCGAATCCTTTAAGGGCGTGATCAGTGGCAGCATGTCAGCTCAAGAGGCGCTGGCTAACTTCTTCCAGCGCACGGCTGACTACTTCCTGGACATGGCGGCTCAGATCATCCAGAAATGGATCGTGATGACCATCTTGAACCAGGCCCTGAAGCTATTTCCTGGTGGCGGAGGCCCCGGCCTTTCCAATCTTGATGCCCCGGCTACTATCAATAACCCACTGGGCGATCTTGGCAACATTGGTGGCGCTTATGCCAAAGGTGGCATGTTTGGTAGCTCTATCACCCCATTCGCCATGGGCGGGGCGTTCACCAACTCGATCGTCAGCAGTCCCACCCTGTTCAAGTTTGCCGCTGGCGGCGTGATGAACACCGGGGTCATGGGCGAGGCTGGCCCAGAGGCGATCATGCCCCTCTCTAAGGGGCCTGGTGGCCGCCTGGGGGTCGATGCTTCGGGTGCTGGCGGTGGCGACATTAGCGTTACAGTGAACGTGGATGCGAAGGGCACTGGCGTGGAGGGTAACCAGCAACAGGGAGCCGCGCTGGGCCGAGTGATCAGCGCCGCCGTACAGGCGGAGATCATCAAACAACAGAGACCCGGAGGCTTGCTGACGCGATGACTTCAAGCTATTTTCAAGGTTACGAAGGCTTCGTAAGATTCAACGCCACTGGCGGTGCGGCTGCAACCTTGACTGCCGTTAAGTCGTGGACGATAAGGGTCACAAAGGAGATCCTTGAAAGCACCAGAGCTGGCGATACCTACGTTCGCACTGCTGGCGGCATCATTTCTGGCAGCGGGTCCGCAGATCTAATTTACGATGGCGGGAACAATAGTTTTATCGAAGCTGTCAACAGCCCTGGAGATGCTGGCCTAGCATTGTTTGAGCTGTACCTATCCAGCACCAAGAAAATTGTGTTCAATGGTATCATTCAGGAGGCCACTTATGGCACCAGCCCAGACGACGCGCAGGTCATAAGTTGCAATTATGTTACCAATGGCATCATTACGCTTGATCTGTAGACATGGCAACCTTCCCCAGCATTACTCCCGATTACGGAGCCAGCAAGGAATCGACTCCCAAAATCCGTAGGATTCAGTTCGGGGACGGTTATGAACAAAGAATTCGTTTTGGCTTAAATCAAAATCCTAAAGTTTGGTCGTTATCTTGGACAAATATTACAGAAACTGAGGCTGATACGATTGAAGCCTTCCTTGACGAACGCGCTAGCGATGGTGCATCGTTTGACTGGATACCATTGGGCGAAACGACTTCATACAGGTGGGTTTGCGAGCAATGGACAAAGACAATTCCATATAACAACAGGGCAACGATTAGCGCTAATTTTCGTCAAGTGTTCGAGCCTTAAGCGATGGCATCTCCCGTTAGATGGAATAGTAGCACTGCATACATTCTTGGCGCTGTTGTTCGCGCCTATACAGACAATGGTGGCGGCTTCTTCTACCGCTGCATTGTTGCGGGTACGTCTGGTACTGTCGAACCGTTTTGGCCGACGACCATTGGCAACGAGGTTCAGGATGGCACCATCACTTGGATGGCGGTATCAATTATTGCGGGCGATCTTCAAACGCCGTCGCCGGATGCCATCATTGAGATGTTTGAGCTTAGTCTTAGCCCTGCCATCCACGGCACCAACGAAATCTACCGCTTCCATGCCGGTAGCAACGATCTGTTGAGTTACGGCAATATTTTCTGGAGGAACAACGAATACTTGCACATGCCTATTGAGGCCGAAGGTTTTGAATACAGCGGACAGGGCCAACTACCAAGACCTAAAATTCGCGTTAGCAATGTCTTCGGCACCATTACTGCTATCTTGTTGACGCTGCCCAATGGCCTGGAAGGCGCAAAGCTGACACGCATTCGCACGCTTGCCCGCTATCTAGACCCTATTAACTTTCCAGCTAGCGGTGGCGCTCTATTAACAGAGGATAATTTCTACCTCCTGATGGAAGATGGCGGCAGAATTCTTCTTGAATCTATTAACGCTACGGCTGATGATGCTGCTGAATTTCCACAAGAAATTTTCTATATCGACCGTAAGACCGCAGAAACGCGAGATGTGGTTGAGTTTGAGATGGTCAGCGCGATGGACCTGGCAGGAGTTAGGGCGCCCAAACGGCAATGTATTAGTAACATTTGCCAATGGCGTTATCGCTCAAACGAATGTGGATACGACGGTACAAACTATTTTAACTCCGAGGATATTGCCGTAAGCCTTGTGGAGCTGGATGTATGTGGCAAACGACTGGCAAGTTGCAAAGCGAGATTTGGAGCGAATGCGGAGCTACCATTCGGTAGTTTCCCTGGTATCAACTCAGCAACAGCATGATGACTTGGAGAGAGGCCGCCATTGAACATGCCCAGCAGTGCCTGCCACGGGAAGCCTGCGGGCTGGTGGTCATCATCAAAGGCTGTGAGCACTATTGGCCGTGCCAGAATCTGGCCGAATCACCGGACGACTTTTTCCTGCTTAATCCTGATGACTACGCAGCGGCTGAAGATGAGGGAGAGATCGTTGCCGTTTTTCATTCCCACCCATTGACTCCAGCAGCACCATCAGCGGCAGACTTAGCCTCGTGCGAAGCCAGTGGCTTGCCTTGGTATATCGTCAATCCTAGTACGCTGCAATGGGGCGCATGTAAGCCATCAGGCTACAAGGCGCCGCTTGTTGGCCGCTCGTGGGTATGGGGCGTGCATGACTGCTGGAGCCTAGCGCGTGACTGGTATGCCGAGCAGGGTATTATGTTGCGCGATTGGGAGCGGATTGGTACGCCAACCGATTTTCAAGCACAACCATATTTTGATGACAAGTGGAAGGCTACCGGCTTTCGTGAACTGCTACCCGAGGAAGAGCTGGAGCGTGGCGATTTGCTGTTTATGAGCATTGCTAGCAGGGGCCTGAACCACTGCGGCGTTTACTTAGGTGATCAGACGATTCTGCATCATTTGCAGAACCGCTTAAGTTGCCGCGAGCTTTACGGCGGGTGGCTCCTAAAATGTACGGGCAGGAGGTTGCGTCATGCTGCGTAAGATCAGGCTTTACGGGGAACTCGCAAAGTTTGTCGGGCATCGCGTGCTAGAGGCAGACGTGGCATCTGCGGCAGAAGCAGTGCGATTCCTGCTGGCGAACTGGCCTGAGCTGGAGCAGCACATGGCGCAGCAGCACTACCGCGTGAGAACCGCCGCCCATGACCTAGGCGAGGAAGACCTGCACAACCCAATGGGGCGGGAGCTACGGATTATCCCCGTAATCGCTGGTGCTGGCTCGGTTGGACGGATTATTCTTGGCATAGCGCTGATAGCCTTGGCCTTCATCCCAGGCGTAGGGTGGGCAGCGGCTGTCGCCGCTAAGGCCGCCACAGCCACTACAGTAGCAGTTGCGGCAACGGCAGCTGGTTTTAATGTTGCCGGTGCCATATTATTTAACATTGGTACAAGTTTGGTGCTCACTGGTGTAGCCCAGCTACTTACTCCCACTCCGAGAATTACGCAAGGCGCAGACAGCGAAGGCGATCCACGCAAGAGCTACAGCTTTAGCGGAATTCAAAATGTTAGTCGCGCAGGAGTTCCAGTGCCCGTTGTTTATGGAGAAACCATAGTTGGCAGTGTAGTTATCAGCGCTAGCATTGACATCGTGCAGGTGATCGCATGAGTATTTTCGGTGCTGGTGGTGGTGGCAAAGGTGGTGGTGGCCGCAGTGGACCATCCACGGCAAAAGACAATCTGGATTCTACGGCTTACGCAAACATTATTGAGCTACTCAGCGAAGGGGAGATTGAAGGTTTTGCTACACCCTCAAAGCTTGGTTTAACGCGATACACCGCAGAATATAATAACGCAGCCCTAAAGGACGTTTTTTTTAATGACACGTCAATTCTTCGCAATGGTGCCAGTATCATCGGCACGCCACCCGCCAGTGACTACAACTTTCGTGACATAACAATTGTCACTCGCTTTGGCGAGCAGGATCAACGCTACGTGCCAGGCTTTGGTCCCATTGAAAATGTAGAGAGCGTCAATATTCCTCTAGAAGACGCAGGAGATCAGGCAGCTGTGGAGATTACCGATCCCGAGGTTGATGCAGTTCGTATAACAATTGACGTGCCTCAACTGCAATACATTGCCGACCTAGGCGATATTGTTGGCACTGAAATTGAGCTTACTATTGCCGTTGCATACAATGGCGGCAGTTATACAACAGATTCAAGCGCAACAGGTTTTATTCGAGATCGCATTACTGGTCGCACCAGCGATCTATACCAGCGTGACTATATCATCAATTTAACTTGGCCCACCCCTCCCGCTGGAGTTTCACCATCAGCATCTATTCGCGTCACTCGCGTCACTCCAATAAGCTATGACGCCACGAGACTTTCTAATTTCTTTGCGTTGTCTAGTTACGGTAGAATAAATTATGAAAAACTTCGCTATCCAAATAGCGCTTATGTTGCCTTGCGTGTTGATGCGGAGCAATTTAGTTCCATTCCAAGCCGCAGTTACAGGATCCGTGGCATCAAGATTGCCATCCCCTCCAATGCCACTGTTGACATTTCTAATGGACGATTGATTTACAGCGGCGTATGGAATGGCACATTTGGCGCTGCGCAATGGTGTAGCGATCCCGCGTGGATTTTATGGGATTTACTCACATCAACTCGCTATGGAGTAGGCGATCATATTCAGCCAGCCACGCTCGATAAATGGGCGTTTTATCGCGCCTCGCAATATTGCTCAGAGTTGGTGCCAACTGGCCTAAGCGCCACTGCTGTTGAACCACGATTCTCCTGCAACGTCAACATTCAAACAGCGGAAGAAGCTTACAAGCTCATCAATGACTTGTGCTCAGTGTTTCGCGCTATGCCGTTTTGGAGTATCGGCAGCATCAGCGTTATGCAAGATAGCCCAGCGGATCCCGTTGCACTATTTACACTTGCAAACGTTACAGAAAATGGCTTTTCCTATGAAGGCAGCAGCATCAAAGCTCGTGCCACTGTTGCCATTGTTAGCTGGCTCAATCTTGAGATCAAGGACATCGATCGTGAGATCGTAGAAGATATTGACGGCATCAGCAGGTATGGCGTAATTACCAGGGAAGTGAGCGCTTTTGCTTGCACCAGCAGGGCGCAGGCTCATCGAATTGGGGAGTGGCTTCTTTACTCCGAAAAATATGAAACCGAAATATGTTCATTTGTCACTGGCATTGAAAATGGCGTACTACTGCGGCCTGGCTCGATCATCGAGATTGCAGATCCAGTTAAGAGCGGCCAACGTCGCGCTGGACGCATTAGCTCTGCTACGACCACCGACATCACGGTTGACAACATTGGAGACGTGACTGGAGGACAGCTCAGCGTGATGCTGCCTGATGGTATTGTCGAGACATGCACCATCCTTGACATTGTTGGTCGTGTTATTACCGTGACGCCACCATTTTCTGCGGCACCATCGGCTAATGCTACCTGGCTGTGTGATTCCAGTAGAATAGTGTCTACGCAGTGGCGCGTGCTTGGCGTGCAGGAACAGGATGGCATGAATTTCGCCGTTAGTGCCATTGCCTACAACTCCAGCAAATATACCTATATTGAGCGTGGCACAGCGTTAGAAAGTCGGCCTATTTCAGTCTTGAACACTCCGCCTGATGCTCCCATAGCCCTTTCAGCCACGGAAGTGCTGTATGAACTGAACAGGCGAGTGGCGACTAAATTGTCGATCACCTGGAGGCCGGTGCGCGGTATCAACGAATATCGGGTGCGGTGGCGCAACGCTTCCACCAACTGGAGCGAAGCCAGGGTTTATGGTCCTGTCTATGAAATCGAAAATGTTACGCAAAGCACCTATAGCATTGAAGTAAGCTCAATCAGTGCCGCACAGGTCATTAGCAGTACACCCACCTCGTTGGCTGTCAATGTAATTGGCGTCACGGCGCCACCTGCCAATCCAACTGGCGTGAGCCTGGTGCCAATTGACCAAAGCTCAGCCATCATCCAATGGGACGTGGCCACTGATTTGGATGTATTGGTTGGTGGCGAAGTGCTGTTGAGGCATGATCCGCGACCATTGTCAGACCCAAATATAGCAGTGGAAACAGCGCAATGGAGCAGTAGCAATGCCATCGTGCAGGCTGCTGCTGGAACTCAAACGCAAAAGCAAGTGCCGCTGCTTGATGGCACATATTTTGTTGCTTTCCGCGATCAATCACGTCAACGCTCACCAGTGCCTGTAGGCATTTCAGCGACGCTTCCAGCGCCACAACAGC